TACAAAAGACAGTGATGCAACAAACGACCACAAGCCTAAGAAAAAAACAAAACCTGAATTAACACCTGAAAGATTTTTAAAAGCAATTGAAGCAGTTAAAAGCGGGGATTTCACAAAAGAAGAATTACAAACTAAATACAATTTAAAAGAAGTACAAATTAATAAATTAAACGAACTATGAAAAATTTAAAAGTAAGATGTTCAAGCCTTCACAAGTTAATGACTAACCCAAGAGGCAAAACAGAAGAATTAAGCGCAACAACTAAAACATGGTTGAAAGAGTTAGTGAAAGAAGAAGTTTTCGGATATAAGCCACAACTAAACACACCAGCAATCAACAAGGGGATAGACTATGAAAACCTTTCTATTGATCTACTGAATGAAGCGACCTTTAAAAGCTTTGTAAAAAACGAAGAAAGAAAGAATAATGACTTCCTTACGGGTGAAGCTGATATCGTAACAGAAGACGAAATAATTGATGTAAAAAGTTCATGGAGTTTAGAAACATTCCCAGCATTTGAAGAAGATGCAAAAGCCAGTGTAAAAAAAGCTGGTTACGAATGGCAGTTAAGAGGGTACATGATGCTTTGGAACAAACCAAAGGCTAGTATTAAATATTGCATGATCTCAACACCTGATGCACTTCTAAAAGACTGGGATAACCAAGCGATTCACAAAGTTGACCACATAGAACCAACAAAGAGAATTAGCTCAGTATCATTTGAAAGGGATGAAGCAATAGAAGAAAAGATAATTGAACGCTATGAAGTGGCTAACAGATATTACAAGCAATATTTAAACGAACTAACAAGTAAATAACATGGGACTAACGATAAAAGATATTAGGATAGTACAGATAAAAGGCGGTAAGTTGAACGTGATTGAAGTTAATTATGGTTCAGGCTGGGAAGAAGTAAAAAAAATTAAAACAGATAAGAAATGATAACAGCACTAATAACAACAACGGCAATTTTTTATATTAATCACTTAATTAAAACAGCATGAATGATAAACTAAATTTTAGCCTTATAGAGCAAGAAAGAAAGTTGGCACAGGCAAGAGAAGAGCTACACGATGAAAACCTAACACAGGGGCAAATAATAGCCTTACACGTTGAAATTGAGAAACTATTATTTTGTATTAAAACATTAAACTTTATTAAGTCATGAACGAAGAAGAACAGTCAATAATGCCCTTTACATATTTGGGGCTGGATGTCACTAAAAAAATAGGACTAGAAAGAATTATGAAAGTTGTTTGTGATGAATTTCAAATAGATGTTGATATGATCACCAGCAAGAAACGACAAAGGCATATAGTTGATGCTAGACACATATTTTGCTTTTTAGCTTCAAAAGCATACGGAAGATTCACGCTAAAACAAATAGGTGGTTTAATAAATAGAGATCATGCCAGTGTACTTCATGCAAAGAAGAAAGTGAAGGATTTGATGCAGTATGATAGGGAAATGAACAGCCTGATTAACACTATAATTAAAAAGCTAGGGAAGTTTTCAGCTAATGATGTTTATAATAAACAGATAAATTCAAATCATGTGGGGTGGTACAACACACCAAAGAGAAGGGAACAGCTAAAAACATGGGCTGATAGTGTTGATGTGGTTAGTAAAATTACTATCAGGTAAGGGTAAAAAAATTGGTTTTATTGAAAAAGCTGCTCGTTTTGAGTGGCTTTTTTTGTGTTTTTCATCCAGTAGGGAAGGTTTTTAAAATTTTCATCCAGTTGTAAAGCTTTGATAATCACATAAGTTACAAGCTAACTGGACAAAAAGAAGAAAAATATACTAATTACTTATATTACAGTATAGTAGTTTTTAAATAAAAAAAAGCGTTTTTATTTTTACGTTTTTTATAATAATAGTTAGTGTGTCATATAGCGTAGTGTGGTCTGTTTTTTTGTCATTTCTTCCTTTCTTATGCTATCATTGACTTACAGCGTTTTTGGCTTTATCCACCACTTTTATTTTCTTCCCTAAGTTGTTATTTCAATATTTTATTTTATATTTGAAGCTCAAGAAGCGTGAGAATCTTCAAGATATTTATTTTAAAAACTTTTTCAATTTTGGTAGTCTCACGCACCAACTTTGAAAGAGTTTTTTTTTATGCAAATTTTTATGGTAAACGAAAAACTACAAAAACAGATTAAGAAACTAAGCAAGTATGTTCCTAAACATATTCACTTAGTACCTGAAATAAAAGACAGGGGGTTGACAGAAGATGAAATGAAGGTGATAAATGATTTACTTTCTTTTTATAATGTTAACGGATGGACACCAGTAAACGGAATGGTAATAAAACACTTTTCTAAAAAATCATTTATAGATTTTGCATTTATGAATATAGCAGACGACAATGGGAAATTTTGTATTTACCTAAACTTAAAATAAGATGAAGATAAGCGTATTTAAAGACATAAAATCAGTAGCTCCACTCAAAGATACATCAGCAATAAAAGTGCTTGAAGGTATTAGGAACGGATCTTATAAAACAAAGATTGCTAATATTAGAATTGAAAGTGATAAGGCAAAACGTAATCAATTAAAAAGTAAATTACCTTATGCAACTTTTTCGGGAGTATTTACAAGTAGATCAAACGCAAACCTAAAGGCTTCTTCTGGTTTAGCTTGTTTAGACTTTGACAACGTTCAGAACCTTGAAGAAATTAGGCAAGAAATAAACAGCGATAAATATACTTTTTCTTCTTTTCAGTCTCCATCGGGTGATGGGTTAAAAGTACTTGTGAAAATTCCTAGTGTAGACAATAACAACGATTATCAAGACTATTACATTGAGTTAATTAACCACTTTCAACAGTATCACGAATTAGACAAGGGTACAAAAGACATTGCCAGAGCTTGCTATTTGTCTTATGACGATGAGCTTTATTTGAATAATGACAGTGAAACATTTACAGATAAGTTTCATAGACCTTTACCAGTAGAAACAAAGATTGTCAACATTCCTATAACTGATAAAAATGAAGTAGCTGAAATGCTTGAAAAGTGGTTTAAAAAGAAATGGACTACAACCAACAGAAACAATAATCTTCATGCTTATGCTAGGCAAATGAATGCTTTTGGGATTGATAAAAGTACTTGTGTTGAGTATTTACAAAGGTATGATTCAGGAGGTAAAGAGAATGAGATAAATAAGCTTATAGATTCAGCTTATAGATACACAAAGGAGTTCAACACAAGGTCTTTTGAAGATAAAAATACAATAAGTGAGATTAAACATCTTGCAATAGCTGGAGGCAATATTGATAAGCTTAAAAATAAAATCAAAGGAGTTGATTTTGAGAAGGTAAAAGAAGAATTTGAAAAGCATAAGGAAGATTTAAAAGAAGATGAATACTGGTTTTATACCGAAAATGATCAGATAAGACTTTCAAAGTATAGATTCAAAAAGTACTTAGAGCATAATAATATTTTTAAATACTATGCAGATTCAGAAAAAGATGCTTACCATTTTGTAAAGAATGATAAGAATTTCATTTCTCTATTTCAGGAAACAAAAATAAAAGATTTTACGCTTGAAGATTTAGAAAGTAGAGGGCAATACGAACCGTACGAATTAATGGCTGGTACTACTTCCTTTTTCAAAAGAGAGTTTTTGTCTATGATAAAAACAAAAGACGTAAAAGTAAATAGAGATACAATTGATACGTCTTATGTTTACTACCAAAACACAGCGGTAAAGACAACAAAAGACAACATAGAGGTGTTAAAATATTCTGATATTCCTGATCTTATTTGGGAAAATCAAGTAATAAAAAGAGATTTTAAACTAAAAGATGAATCTGATGGTGTTTTCAAAACGTTTCTTTGGAAGGTTTCAGCAGAAAACGAAGACAGATACTATACTTTGAAATCTGTTATTGGTTATTTAATGCACAGTTACCAAAATGAAGGGAATCAAAAGTCGATTATTTTTAATGATGAAATGATAAGCGAAGATGTGCCCAATGGAGGATCAGGAAAGGGATTAATTCACAAAGCAATAGGACACATCAAAAACATAGTAATTGAGGATGGTAAAAAGTTTGATTATAAGAATCAATTTGCTTACCAGAAGGTAAACAAAGACACACAAATTTTGCTTTTGGATGATGTGCCTCAGCATTTTGACTTTAAAAGCTTGTTTTCAATCGTTACGTCAGGAATGACAGTAGAGAAGAAAGGCAAAGATGCATATCAAATACCGTTTGAAGAAAGCCCAAAAATATCAATAGCAACAAACTACACCATAAAAGGCGATGGTGATAGTCATGAAAGAAGGGTTTTTGAAGTTGAAATAGCAAATTATTTCAATGCTAAATACACACCGCAAAACGAATTTGGACACTTGTTTTTCACTGAATGGGATGGTGAAGAATGGGAGAAGTTTGACAATTTTATGATAAGGTGTGTGCAGTTCTTCCTTAAAAACGGTTTAGTGCAATCTGATAAGGTGAATTTAGAATTCAGAAAATTTAAGAATGAAATGGGTCCTGAATTTATTGAATTTATGGAATCGCAAAACTTTGAAGGTTTAAAGATTAACAAAGTAGAGTTTAGAAAGAACTTTGAAGCTAATTATTATCAGGCTGCAAAATTTACTTCACCACAAAAATTTTACTCAAAACTTAAATCC